GAAGATAATATAGGAAATTTATTTGCTAAGTTTTATTTTAGAGTAGGGGAAAATGTTGTAATACCATTTGAAGATTTAATAATAATTAGAAATCACTTTAATTCTAAAGATTTATTTGGAGACAACAGTAATACTTTACATTCTACAATGGAAGTTGTTAATACAATAGACCAAGGAATAGTTAATGCAATAAAAAAATCAGCCAATCTAAGAGGTATATTGAAGTGGAAAAGTGTTTTAAGAGATGAAGACATAGAAAAGCAGACCAAAAAGTTCGTAGATTCATACTTAAATATTGATAACGACGGTGGTGTAGCATCTACAGACCCTAGGTTTGACTTTGAACAACTAAAGCAAGAATCTTATGTACCTAATAAACCACAAATGGATAGCTCAAAGGAACGTATATATAGTTACTTTGGTGTAAATGAAAAGATAATACAAAGTAGATTTACAGAAGAAGAATGGAATGCTTATTATGAAAATAAGATAGAGCCAGTTGCAATACAATTATCTTTAGAATTTACCAAGAAGCTATTTACAGATCATAAAGTTGGGCATGGGAATGAAATAATATTTGAGTCGAACAGACTTCAATATGCTAGTAATAATACAAAAGTCCAAGTAGCAAAACTATTAACCGATATAGGTGCAGCATCATTAGATGATGTATTAGAAATATTTAATATGGCACCTATTGGAGGAGAAGAAGGCAAACGAAGAGTACAAACTCTTAATATGGTAAATGCAAATAAAGCTGATAAATACCAGATTGGGGAGGGAGGTGATACAGATGACGATACAAAAGAAAATAATGGACAGTAAAGAAGTTAGGAAAATTCAAGTAGATAAACTTGAAGTTAGAACGCTTGATGGAACTGATAAAAGAGTTGTTGGGGGATATGTAAATAAATTTAATCAACAATCATCATTAATGAGAGATTATTGGGGTGATGAATTTGTAGAAGTTATGTCAGATAGTGCATTTAATAAAACATTAGAGACAAAATCGCAAAAAGCACTTTGGAATCATAACACAGATTTAGTTTTAGGAAGCGTTTCTGCAGGAACATTAAATTTATTCACAGATGGAATTGGTCTAAGATGTGAAATAACTTTACCAAATACAACATGGGGTAATGATGCTTATGAGTCAATACAACGTGGTGATGTAGATGGGATGAGTTTTGGTTTTAGATGTGTAGAAGATATGTGGAGTAAAACAGAATATGAAGGTAGAGAAATATATAAAAGGACTATCCTTGAAGTTGAATTATTCGAGGTTAGTCCTTGTGTTTTTCCAGCATATCCGGACAGTCAAATAAACTGTAGAAGTCTTGAAGATTTTAAGACAATTTCAAAAGAGAAAAGAGCAAAAAGATTAATAGTCGAAACATTACTATAAAAATTGGAGGATTATAAAAATGGATATATTAAAAAGATTACAAGAGATAGAAGCTAGAAAGATGGAAATAAGAAACTTATTAGGAACAGATAAGAATGCAGATTTAGACAAGTTAGAAACTGAATTAAGAGAATTACAATCAGAAAAGGAAAATCTAGAAAAAAGACAAGCATTATTAGATAAAGCAGAATCAATACAAAACGGTGGAGTTGAAGCTAGAAGCCTTGGTACTGTGGGAGAAATAATAAGCCCTCAAGTTGAAGAAAAAAGAACAAAAGAAGTTGATACAGAAAAAAGAGGAAAGGAATTAAAAGAGCAGAGAAGTGTTACAGTATCGTCTTCTAATTTAATATTACCTACTCACGAATCTAATACAATAAATGGAACATTTAATCAAGTATCATCTTTAATAGACGCAGTTAAGCACGTTCCATTAAATGGTGGAGAAAGTTATAAAACTGCTTATGAAAAAGGACATGGAGAAGGTGGATATACTACAGAAGGTTCACCAGCATCAGAATCAGATGTTGAATTTGGCTATGCAGAAATAACTAAATCTAAAATAACTTCATATTCTGAAGAAACAGAAGAAGTTATAAAGTTGCCTAATGCAGATTATGACTCTGTAATAGTTAGTGGTGTTGGTAAGTCATTGAGGAAGAAAATAACTAGAGAAATCTTAATAGGTGATGGTACAGCTAATCATTTAACAGGTATATTCTCTGATAAAGCAACAGCTATAAATCCAGATACTGATTTAGAAATAGATGCAATAGATGAAACTACTTTAGATAACATAATATTCTCATTTGGTGGAGATGAAGATGTTGAAGATACGTCGGTATTAGTATTAAATAAGAAAGATGTAAAAGCATTTGCTACACTTAGAACTACAGATGGTAAAAAAGTATATGAAGTTAAATCGCAAGGTAATAGAGGAACTATAGATGGTGTACCTTACATAATAAACTCTGCGTGTAAATCAATATCTGATGCAACTACTACAAGTGGAGAGTACTGTATGGCTTATGGCCCATTATCTAACTATGAACTAGCAACATTCTCTGATACAGATATAAAAAGATCTACTGATGTTAAATTCAAAGAAGGAATGATAGCTCATAGAGGTGTTGTATTCGTAGGTGGAAATGTAGCAGCACATAATGGATTCCTAAGAATAAAAAAAAGCAATAGCTTAATTAAGTAGGTGATTCTAAATGTTAGAATCTATCAAATTGGCACTACGAATAAAAAGTAGTGCCTTTGATGAGGAAATATCAGATTTAATTCAATCGGCAGAGATAGATTTAAAAATATCTGGAATAATTAATGCAAAAGAGGATGATCCTTTAATACGTCAAGCAATAAAAACATATTGTAAGGCTAATTTTGGATTAGATAATAAATATAGTGAGAAGTATCAAGCATCATATGAATCTTTAAAACAACATTTAAGTTTGTGTGGTGATTATAATGAGTAGTTTTGATGATGTACTAGAGTTAATAGATATAAGAACAGAACAAAATGAGATAGGTGATAATATACCAATAAAAAAATATAAAGAGATATTTGGTAAAAGAAAAAGTATTAAGCAGAGTGAATTTTACCAAGCACAGGCTAGTGGATTTAAGCCTGAAATTAAGTTTGAAATAAATTCATTTGAATACGAAGATGAGACACAAGCAAGGTATAATAATAAAGAATATAAGATAATAAGAACTTATGAAGTAAGCGTAGATAAGTTAGAAATTATATTAGAAGGTGTTGTAAATGGCTAAGTCTAGGACAAGCCAAAAATCATATATCTCGAAAGTTGATAAAGCAAAAAAGAAAATACAAGAGAAGCCAGAGCGTGTATATAATTTTATTGGACAATTTTTAGCAAGTGAAGTAAGAAGAAAAGCACGTAGAAGAAGTGGTAGATTAAGAAGAAGCATACAATACTGGGCAAGAAAGCAAGAAAAGGACTTACTAATTGGTAGTAAGTCCTTTTATGCACCTGCATGGGAACTTGGCAATAGTCAAATGAGTGCAGAACCATTTTTAATGCCTACAGTACTTGAAAATGTTGATACAATTACGACTTTAACAAAACAAGTATATAGTGAGTTGAATAGTGATGAATAAATTACTTAAATTAATTTTAGATACTTTAAAAAGTAAGCATCCTAGAGTGTATCATGAAAATGCACCAAAGAATGCAGAATATCCATATATTGTATTTAATATAAATGATGGATTAAAAAGTCATAGAGATGATTTAATACTAACGATTGATATATGGGATAGAAATAATTCATCAATGGTCATAGAGGACTTAGCAGACACTATTGATAGATTATTAGATGAGGCTAATTTACCTAATGAATTTGTTTTACCTACATTTTATAGGCAACAAAGATTAAAGGTAGAAGATCCAGATAAAACATTAAAAAGAAGGCAACTTAGATTTAATGTTCAAACTTATTTTAAATAGGAGGGACAAATAGATATGATAATTTTAGGACATGGAGTATTCTCTATAGGTGGAAAAGATATAGCCATAACTAGAGGCGGTGGTCAATTTGCAATTGAAAGAGAATATAGAGATATAGAAGCAGATGGAGATAGAGGTCCTGTTAAGAATAGGACTGTTATAGATAAATCTGTTCCGAAACTTACTATGAATGCTCTTAGTATGTTACCTGAAGATTTTACAAATTATTATCCAGGTATGACATCTGAAACTACAGAAAGAAGTACAAAAGTAACAGGAAAAACAGATATAAGTGAAGATGATTATAAAATTGTAAAATGGACTGGAAAGACCAAACAAGGCAAAGGAGTTATAATAACCTTAAAAAATGCTATAAACCTAGAAAATTTAGATTGGACGTTACAAGATAAAGATGAAGTTATACAATCACTAACATATGTAGGTACATATGCTGAAGACGATATGGAAAATGAACCTTGGGACGTTGAATTTATAAAATAATAAAAAAATAGCACTATTAATTTAGTGCTATTTTTTTATTGAAAAAATCGACCTCATAGAATCGATTCTAAGGTGGTTGTAAAAATGTTTTAAGGTATTTATACCTTAAAAAAATGGAGGGATAATTTATGAAACTAAGAAAATTAAATGGAAATGACATATTTAAGATGTCTAGAATATTAAAGAAGATTGATTTTAATATAGATATGAGTGGAGTTACTGTAGGTTCTAAAGATACCGAATCTATGCAAATAAATGTAGGTATAAATATGTTTAAAAGTGTACTTGAGAATTTACATTTAGCTCAAGATGAGGTTAATGAGTTTTTAGGCGATTTATGTGGATGCTCGGGTGAAGAATTTGGAAATAAAGATTTAGATGAAGTCGCAGAAGTAATAGTTGAATTTAAAAATATGGTTAAAGATAGTAATTTTTTTACACTTGTAAGCAAGTTGATGTAGATGATTGTTTAGATCTTTTATTAAGTAGATATTCAAATATTAATTATATACTTAATATGAATTGGGAAAATGCAATCAAACTTATAAACAAAGCATATGAAAAAGATTTTGAAAATAAAGCCTTTAGTATGTGGCTTACGCTATATCCAAATATGGATGAAAAGACATTTGTAAGTTTTGGTGATTATAAGAATAAACTTATAACTCCAACTACAAGTACACTTTCTAGCATGGATGACATATTAAAAGATGTTTCTGAGATAAGGCAAAAGAAAGCTAGGAAGGAGGTATAGAATATGGAAATTTTTAAACTGTTTGGTAGTATCGTTATCAAAGATGAGGAAGCTCTAAAGAAACTTGATTCTATTGATAAAAAAGGTAGTTCAGTTGGAAAAACCTTTGATAAAATGAGGCAAGCAGGAGAAAAGATATCAAGTGTAGGTAAGAAATTAACTGTAGGACTAACTGTTCCTATAACCGCATTAGCTGTTGCTAGTGGAAAAACTGCTATGGATTTCCAAAGTTCTATGAATCAAGTTGCTGCAACTATGGGAATGACATCAGAGGAAATAGCTAATGGGAGTGAGGATTTCAAAAAATTAGAAAATGCTGCTAAAGATATGGGGAAAACAACTCAATTTAGTGCATCTCAAGCAGCTGAAGCCTTAAACTATATGGCTCTTGCAGGATATGATGTAGATAAATCTGTATCTACATTACCAAGTGTTTTAAACTTAGCAGCAGCAGGTGGTATGGATTTAGCGACTGCATCAGATATGGTAACTGATAGTATGTCAGCTTTAGGTGAAATGGCAGGTACTACTGAAAGTTTTGTAGATAAAATGGCCAAGACTTCTCAAAAATCAAATACTAGTGTAGCTCAATTAGGAGAAGCTATATTGACTGTTGGAGGAACGGCTAAGGTATTAGCAGGCGGTACTACTGAAATGAATACGGCACTAGGTATATTAGCAGATAATGGCGTCAAAGGAGCAGAAGGAGGAACTGCACTTAGAAACGTAATTTTATCCTTATCTGCACCTACTGACAAGGCTGCTAAGAAAATGCAAGAATTAGGACTTGAAGTATTTGATGCTCAAGGTAATATGCGACCTCTTAATGATATATTTAAGGATTTAGATAGTACTTTAAGTACAATGACACAAGGTGAGCAGACACAAGTTTTAAATAGTATTTTTAACAAGGTTGATTTAAAATCAGTAAATGCACTGTTAGCAAATTCAGGAGAGAGATTTAATGAACTAAGTGGATACATAAATGATGCTGATGGCGCAGC